GTTCCTTTTAGAGGAAGAATCTTCAAAGTCGCTGGAGACAGAACTATTGATAACTGGTCAATCACAGTTATCAATGACGAAAACTTCGACATCAGAACCGCTTTCGAAACTTGGCACAATCACATTGCAAAACTGGACAATAACAGTGGAGCAACAAATCCAACAGAGTATATGGTAGATGCAAAAGTCTATCAACTCGGTAGAGGTTATGGTTCTAAGGCAGAAAGTAAGAAAAATGATGCAAAAGGATCTAACAATGATGAGGTAAGTCCATTAAGAACTTATAAATTCATCGACATTTGGCCTGTTTCAGTTAGTGACATTGCACTTTCATATGACACTGGAGATACTATTGAAGAGTTTACTGTTGAGTTTGCTGTTCAAAACATCGAAATTGGATCTAACAAGGATCAAAACAAGACTCCAGTTAAGTGATAAATAGTAGAAAATAATATTAATAATGGCGAAACTCTTTGGTTTTTCAATTGATGATAGCGATGACAAACTAAGTCCCTCTGCGGTTTCCCCCGTTCCTCCTAATAATGAGGACGGGGTTGACCACTATATGAGCAGTGGATTTTTTGGTTCATATGTTGATATTGAAGGGGTATTTAAAACCGAATTTGATTTGATTAAGAGATATCGAGAGATGTCTCTTCATCCAGAATGTGATACAGCAATTGAAGATATTGTCAATGAAGCAGTTGTATCTGATAGTAATGATAGTCCCATTGAAATTGAGTTGTCAAACTTGAATGCTAGTGATGGAATTAAGAAAAAAATCAGAGATGAGTTTAAATATATTTTAGACTTACTAGATTTTGATAAAAAATCGCATGAGATTTACCGCAATTGGTATGTTGATGGTCGATTATACTACCACAAAATTATCGATTTAAAAAACCCACAGGAGGGTATTCAAGAGTTGCGTTATATTGACGCAATGAAAATGAGGTATGTTCGACAACAGAAAAAGAAAGAAAAGTCAGAATATGACAGAGTAATGTCAAAGAATATGAGGGATGAGAATCCCATGGATTATGATTTTCCAGAATTGGAAGAATATTTTATCTACAATCCAAAATCCACGGGTACTGGAAACCCAATGCAGACTAATGCAACTCGTGGAATTAAGATTGCAAAGGATTCTATTACATATTGCACCTCTGGTCTGGTAGATAGAAACAAAGGAACAACACTTTCATATCTTCATAAGTCAATCAAAGCTCTCAATCAACTTCGAATGATTGAGGATAGTCTCGTGATTTACAGACTGTCAAGAGCACCAGAGCGTCGTATTTTTTATATTGATGTTGGCAATCTTCCTAAAGTAAAAGCAGAACAGTATCTGCGAGACGTTATGATGAGATATCGTAACAAATTGGTATATGATGCATCTACAGGAGAAATTAGAGATGACAAAAAATTCATGTCAATGCTTGAAGACTTCTGGCTTCCTAGGCGTGAGGGCGGAAGAGGTACCGAAATCACCACACTGCCTGGCGGACAAAACCTGGGAGAAATCACGGATATTGAATATTTTAAGAAGAAACTCTACCGTGCGCTTAATGTCCCCCCCTCAAGAATGGATGGAGAAGGCGGATTTAACTTGGGGAGATCTTCTGAGATCCTGAGAGATGAACTGAAGTTCACAAAGTTTGTTGCACGTTTGAGGAAGAGATTCTCAAATATGTTTAATGATATGCTGAGAACTCAGTTGATTCTAAAGAATATTGTCACTCCAGAAGATTGGGAACTGATGAGTGAACATATTCAATATGACTTCTTGTATGACAATCACTTCTCAGAACTAAAAGAATCTGAGTTAATGCAGGAAAGACTTGGTCTTGTCGAAACAGCACAACCATATGTTGGTAAGTATTATTCTCAAGACTATGTAAGACGTAAGATCTTGCGTCAGACTGATGAGGAGATTATCGAACAAGATAAGTTAATTGAAAAGGAGATTAAGGATGGTGTTATCCCCGATCCTGCAACAATTGATCCTACAACTGGAATGCCATTCCAAGATCCAAATGCAATGGGCGGAGGAGATCTTGGTGCTCCAATGATGGAACCAGATTTGGAATCACAGGGAGAGGTTACTAAGGCCTCAGAAATGCCCAAGGGTGGGGAAATATAAATAGTCAATATACTTAATACATTTAAACTATGGACGACCTTCTAGATATGATTATTGATGATGAATCTCCATCATCAATCAGCGATAAAATCAAGGATTTACTCTTTGCAAAGAGTTCAGAAAAGGTTGATAATTTCAAACCAGATGCTGCACAAAGTGCTTTTGGGTTTGATTCTGAAGAACAAATTTCGGACGAACAGTCTGAATGATAAATAAAGTATATTAATCTATATTTAATATGTCTAGAACATTACTTATTGGGGACGAGATTTCACTCCCAACTGATGCTTCTTCTGCAACAACTCTGAATGGAGCAACTGTTGTTAGAGTTGTAAATTCTTCTACTTCTGCGGCGACTTTAAGCTTAGCTGATGAAGTTGGAGCAACTCCAATTACAGTCACGATTCTATCAAAGACTGTTGAAATGATAGAAAAGAAATCTTATCAGGTTATTTTCTGTTCAGGATCATTAAAAGGATCTCAAGTAGGATTTACAGACTAATCACATGAAACTTATCCGAGAAGAAATCGAGAACGTTGAAGTTCTTATAGAATCAGTAAATGGCAAAAAAACTCTGTTTATTCAGGGTCCATTTTTACAAACTGAAACCAAGAACCGAAATGGAAGAGTGTATCGCAGATCTGTAATGGAGCGCGAGGTCGGCAGATATACAGATTCGTATATCAACAAAGGTCGTGCTCTAGGAGAGTTGGGACATCCTGATGGACCATCAATCAATCTCGATCGTGTTTCGCATAAAATCGTAGGTCTTCGTCAAGAAGGTAATAATTTTATCGGAAAGGCACAAATTCTTTCTACACCAATGGGAAAAATTGCCGAATCTTTACTTAAAGAGGGTGTAACTCTTGGTGTTTCTTCCCGTGGTGTGGGTTCGTTAAAACCAACCAAAGAAGGATATTCTGAAGTTGGTGAAGATTTTATGTTGGCCACTGCTGCTGATATTGTCGCAGATCCCTCTGCTCCTGATGCTTTTGTTGAAGGTATTATGGAAGGTAAAGAATGGATATGGGAAGGAGGTATTCTTCGCGAAAGACTTGCGGAAAATACAAAGAAAAGAATCAATACATTAGTTGATCAAAAGTTATTAGAAGAGTATAAGTTAAGTCTTTTTGATGAGTTTATCTCAAAACTTTAATATACTAAATAAATATAGATTATACAAAGGTTAAATCGGAGAGTTCACATGTCCAGTGGAGATTTACAAGAAATGGAAGTAGGCACTAAGCAATCCAAAACTGCTGTAAACTCTGGCGCAAAGCCAGCAGATCCTATGCCAACAATGGCAGATCCCGGAACCCAACTCGGTTCCGTAGAAGATCTGGGTGGACCTACACCAGAAAACTATAAGCCTGATGATGATTCAGCAAAACTGAAAGAACCCGGTGCAACACTGAAGCAAGTCAAAGATGTTGTAAATAAGGGAGCAAAACCTGCAGATTCAATGCCCAAGATGGCGAATCCTGTTAAGGAAGAAGAAGAAATTGAAGACGAAGTTGTCGCAGAAGAAGAGACTGCAGAAGAAGCAGTCGCTGAAGAGGAGACGACTGAGGAAGAAACAGTTTCTGAAAAAGAAGAAGTAATCGAATATGACATTGAAGAAGATGTCAATGCACTTCTTGCTGGCGAAGAACTTTCCGAAGAGTTCCAAGAAAAAGCAAAAGTAATCTTCGAGACTGCTATTAATGCAAAAGTTTCGCAAATTCAAGTAGAACTCGAAGAAAAATATTCTTCTGTATTTGCAGAAGAAGTTGAAACATTCAAGGGAGAACTCTCGGAAAGAGTTGATTCTTACCTTGAGTACGTCGCTGATGAGTGGTTCCAAGAGAATGCACTCGTCATCGACCAAGGTCTGAAAACTGAAATGACCGAGAGTTTCCTCTCGGGAATGAAGGACCTTTTTGAAGCACATTATGTAGAAATCCCTGAAGATAAATATGATGTTGTCCATAACATGGTAGACAAACTTGATGACATGGAAACAAAACTCAACGAGCAGATTGAAAAAAATGTTTCCCTCAACAAGCGCCTCGCAGAGTCGGTTGCTGACGGAATCTTAGATCAAGTCTCTGATGGTCTTGCACAGACACAGAAAGAGAAGCTCGCCTCACTTGCCGAAAGTGTAGAGTTTGGAAGTGAAGAAGAATATCGTGAAAAGTTGGAGACCCTGAAGGAGTCATATTTTTCTCCTAAGAAACAATCTTCATCTACAAAGACTGAAACCCTTTCTGAAGGCGTAAGCAACGATCACCAGCAATATACTGGTTCGATGAATGCATATGTCAGAGCACTGGGAAGTACAGTCAAATAACTGAAATCAATTATTACTCAAACACAAACTAACAAAGGTACTAGCAAATGTTCCATTCCGAACAGTTGCAGGAAAAGTGGGCACCTCTCCTCAACCATGAGGGTCTTGATCAAATCAAAGATTCGCACCGAAGAGCCGTAACCGCTGTCCTGCTCGAAAACCAAGAAAAATTCCTCCGTGAGCAGTCCGCATTCGAAAGCGGAACTTCTATGCTCACCGAAACCCCCAACATGAACACTGGTTCATCAGCAAGTGCTGCTGGATTCTCCGGTTCAGCTGCTGATGCAGGTCCTGTTGCAGGTTTCGATCCTGTTCTGATCTCACTGATCAGACGCTCCATGCCTAACCTGGTTGCTTATGACCTCGCAGGCGTTCAGCCAATGAACGGTCCTACTGGACTCATCTTCGCAATGCGTTCCCGCTACGAAAATCAG